CCAATTTGACCGGCGTACCGACTGTGATTCTAGTCTGACTGGTATTTTTCAACGTTCTGACTTCATCCGCAAATTCGACACGTTCCTTGCGTCCTGCACTGTTGATGTTGATGTAAGGCACAATCGTATTTCCGCCACCCGACACCGCAAAATGGTTTCCATGGCGTGAACCGCCTTGTTCCTCGAATAGCTTAACGCTCTTATCAATATTACAGTTCTCGATAGTAACTATTGATTTCTTGGCCCCTGTACCGTAAGACCCAAAACGAATTGATTCTTCACCACTTCCGGTGATGAAAGTACATTTTGAAATCTTGACACGGTTTGATTCAACGTTGAAATTATCGTGCATCGAGAATGGCAATGTTGTTGATTTGAATGTGCAGTTTTCAAAAAGGTAGCTACCACCCGAACCCATACCAGCCGCATAGGCTTGCGTTGAGTTCCAAACGCCATCCTTGTTTCCGAGGTGTTCAAAGTAGCAATCGATATATCTCATATCATTGTTTGCGTACTGATTATTGGTTTCATCATGGACGGCGTAGCGTGTATTTCTAACAGTGATCTTGATGTTCTTAATCGTGTTATGTCGCCATGCGTTCAAAACGCTGATACGGCTTGACGTGTTACGAGTAGTCTTACTATCTGGCACGTCCATTTTAAGGCGGACATCACCGACACCAATGATATTAACGTAGTCTGGCACCTCGATTCCTTGACGCTCAGACCCGTTATTTTCAACTTCACGAAGGAAGTTGTCACCGCCCAATTCTTGCAACACATCATACTCGCCAGAATGGATATACAAGGTAATAGGATTGTCAGCACTACCCGAACCCAATGCTTTGATAGCTTCTGTTAGCGTGCTGAAATCCCCGGCTGATTTTTTGATGGTGTATTCATTTTTGAGTTTAGGAAATGCGATAGGTGTGTTACTTTCAAGAGCACTAGCCCCATAGTTGAGATTAGGCAGTTTAGACGCTGCACCAAGACCGCCTTGGATAAGTTTTGAAGGTTGGTCAACGAGCTGTCTCGAGATTAACAAATACCCAGCTTCGTCTGGTGTGTAATCTGCATCATTAAGCTCGTCACGACTGGAGAATTGCTTCAATTTCCTATCGTCAAGACTAAAGTAATAAGTGAATACACCACGAACGCCTTTCAGACCGTATTTCTTACCTTTTTCAAGGTAAATCGGAGGATAGACCCCCCACGAAGGCACATCTCCCGTTTGCTTAGCCGTACCAGTGTAATATTTCCCACGAACGAAAGTATTTTCGTCAATGAGCTGCTTAATCTCGGTTACAAAATCAAGGTCAGTTGCTTTGACATCAACCGACAATTTCGGGATTTTAAGCGAGATATAGCCGTCTGGTAAGTTATTCATATCAACATTAGCGGCCGCTAGTTGAGATACCGATGCATTAAACACTTTAGGTTTAGCATCAACGTTTTGAGTTGACACATAGAGCAACGAGTCTTCAGTTGGTGTGTATTCCGTAGTTACCACCTTATCGCTGTCAGCTAGCTTTTTGATAATTCGACTACCGTCTACGGATGTAATGTAAGACAGAACGCCACGAACACCGACAATGTAATAGTTTTTCCCTTTGTACATGGTAATAGGCAAATAACGTGACCATGTGGTTTGTTCATCAGCAATAACTTTGCCATTGTTATCTAACCAAAAAGTACCAGTGATTCTATCGGTCAGCATTTGTTTGATACCTTGAGCAAAGTCAATGTTGTCAGCAGTAACTTCGTTACCGCCAAGCCCCCGTGACTGGTAAACACCCCCTTCTTTCCAAGAGCGAGCCCCCTCGTCGTAGTAGTACCATTTCCCAGTGTCCTTGGCTACCACGATACCGTTAGCACCGTTTGGGTAAGTGCTACTGATTTCAGATAGCGAGCTGAGAACTGCTTTCGGTGCGTTGGATTCAATCTTGTTAAATTTCTTCTCAACGAAATCAGCACTAGCCTTTCCGTTAAGCGTGTTCTCGATGGTGCTTAGACGGTCATCAAGGTTGCCGGCAAGACCACGGGCTTTGATAACTTCCATGTTCGTATTGCCGTTAGTGGCCCCGTCTGCATAGGTCGTTTCAATAGCCTTTGCAATGGCTTCCCGAACGTCTGCCCCTCTTGTCTTCTTGCGAATAGCCTTTGTCAAAACACTAATGTTCTTAGTGTTCTCGAGGGGCGTGACATCATCGTAGAGGTTCAAACGTCCCTCTGCTTCGATTTCTGGCATGTTTAATTACCTCCATTTAATTCTTGTTGCAATCTAGCAATTTCAGCTTCTACATCCTTGATTGTTCTAGCACGCTCCTGCTCGTCCATGTTGTACGATGCAAGCTGGTTATCATAGTTAGCCTTGGCTGTGAGATAATCAGCGTATTGCTTATCGTAAGCGGCAATCTCGTCCGCTGATGCGTTTGGACCAGGCGGTGTTGGTGCCGTTGGGGCTGTAGGTGCTGAGCTAGGTTTATTCTTGAGTGCTGCGAGTTGGTCTTTAAGAGCCTTCAAGCGCTTCTCTTTATTAGCCGTTGACGTATTCTGCTTAACACGCTCGATTGAGTTTTCAGCTTCTTGTAATTGAAGTTGGTATGCTGAAAGTGATTGAGATTGTGAACCGATAGTCAAATCAACACTCTGTGGGTTTAGGATATCAATTTTTTTCTCCAAAATTTGCAAAGTTTCAATCCCAGAAAGTGGTGCATTGATAATCTGGTGTTTATTCCCGATTTCAAATTTATCGTATCGATTATCAATCAGATAACGCTCTACCGCTGAAATCGTCCATTTTGCGAGTGCGATTTTTTGATTTCTCAAATACTGCTTACCACGGGCTAAAAGGGCTTTGGGGTCATCAATCTCCGTCCAGATAACAGCCTTACGAATAACACCAAACTCTTTCATCAAATCTTCATCCACTAAATAGGCACTGTTGTTGTTAACGTGCCAAATAGTCAACTGTTCTCTGGTAACGTCTGGGCTCTGGTCCTCGTCCGGGTGGTCCTTTTGGATGTCTGCCCCAATCGGCATGATTTGAGTAGCCAAACCATCAAAATCGAGTGCCCGACTGGCAGATTTGATGTTTTTTCCAATCTGAAGGGGCGATTTCTTGGTTTTTCCAATCTGAGCGGTCCAATCCACATATAAGCGAGTATTTCGCTCATAGATGGTCAAATAACCCCCGATGTTGTTGATAATTCGCTCTCGGACACAGTCCCAAGTGCTTTCATATCCAAGGTAACGCCAAGGCTTATCCGTCCTACTGTTAACAGTGCAAGTGCCCAGATTAATGCGTTTGTAGTCCTCGACCTCGCCGTTTGCAACCCTTAAAATTTCCGTTAAGTAAGGTGCCGCCCCTTGGTTCGGTAATTTCTGGAACCATTGTGCAGAATCGTGCAAGTATGAAAGGAAATCCTCGCATACTACTTTTTGAGCAAAGCCGTCCGTCGTCATTTCGTTAGTAGATGTCAAAACCCTGCCCACAAACTCAACCTTGCCGTCGTAGAGATTGACAACCTCAACGATTGACTTAAACGGCACCATTTTGTTATAGAGAGGGTGCGTAAACGGAATTGCAAAAGAGAACTCATGAATGGTGTTTAGAGCTTGGTTGATTTCACCAACGATTACCGTACCACCTCTGGGACTGTACGGGTCGTGGATAGTTTTGCGTCCATACGTGGTGCGATTTAGCTTATCCCAGCGTCTAGCGTTGAAGTCACTCCACCAATAAACAGCATAGCCTCCCTTTTGCTTTGCGGTTTCGGGTGGCTCTGGGACCACGATTTTCTCCCCACCAACTCCGACGAGTTGCCCGTTATTGTCAGACACATAGACATGCGTTAGGAACTCCCCTCGCTCATTATTATGGTCCGAGACGTTAACGGTACAGTACCAGTTACCGCCCCATTCAACACCGTCGTACCAAATAATATCGTCCTGGTCGATAACTTTGTTTGCGCTAGGCGAGTAGTTTGTTTTTCTGGACCACGTAGGGAATAACACCCCTTTGATATCAGTGTCGTTTCTGAGATTTGAAACCTTGACGGCATATCCCGTGTGACTAATGTTAAATACTTCGATTTTGCCGCTTGCACTCATGCCATCACCTCGTTATTGAAATGCATGGCAATAGTGCCATTACCTTTAGCCTTAAAGTAGTTAATCCCTTGATAAAGTGTCAATGCAAACTCCCTGTTTTCACCACGCTTGAGGTTGTAAATTACACCCTCTGAATCGGTTAGCGTAATATCTTCATCGCAATAAATGACTGGACTGATAGATGTATCACCAGAATTAACAAAGTAAATTGTCCTTTCTGATTTCGTATATCCAAGTTGCCACTTAGTCCATGTTGAGTCATCACTTTCAAAATCAAAAGTGTCCCAGACATCATCGAAATACTCGTTTTCATGGAAGGCAAACGGGTAGCACTTAAACACGATAGTAGCGACCAGATTCTTCTTAATCGGATCGTCAGCTACCTTGATATGTTTAATCTTGCCTGTCCAATAATAACGACGGTCATGCGTGTCAAATAGCTTCCGCTCTGTTTTAGTAACCATTTGAGACTTAATCATACGCTCTGCGGTTTTGCGGTCTTCGTATTCCGTAAATGGTAGCTTGAACTCGTATGTAATTTCTCTAGGCTCGAAGACACGTTCGCCCAGAACGCTAGAGAAATCGAGTACCCCTTGCATGAAGGGGATAGATTCAACGATTTCTTTTTCATCGGGTGTTGGTGCTTCACGTTTTTGAAGGTACCAACCAGCGTCACGACTATTAAAATCGCCAAACGCTATATATTCTTTGATTTTAGTAATCATAATCTGTGTCGTCCTTTCAGTGTTTTAATCGTATCAATGGCACTGTTGAAATTATTAACTGTGCCACCGACAAGAGCACCAGTGTCTAACACCATGTTTTGACCTTGTGCTACTTGGTCTTTAAGCTCTCCAAGAGCGTCAATCACATCGCTAAGCAAGCCTGCTGAATGTGCAGCATACGCTTCTTGACGTGCTGAAATCGCAGCGTCTGGGGTTTTATCTCGCAAGACTTCCATCTTAAGCTGACTAGCCATGTTTGAAGTGGCACCAGTGAGCATTGCATTAGCTCGAACATTGAAGCCGTTGACTTGGTCACGGATGTAGTCAAGACTATTAGCTACCTCTGGGGCTGATTCGTCAATCCCTCGAGCGATACCAAGACCGATATACCAACCAACTTGATCACGGAATAAGTGAGAAGGTGAATGGATTTTGGCTTTAGCTTGTGCAGCTCGTTCCGCTTGTGCTACTAGGGCGTTTGCTGCTGCTGTAACTGCTCCAAGAGCTGAGTTAAGCCCAGCGGCAAGACCTTGACCCATGTAAGCACCGGCTGAGAAAAATGCTCCATAACCGGCTCTTGCTGCGGCTGCTGCTTGGTTAACTGCTGCTTGTGTTACTGCCACTAATTGCTGACCGCTTGCCTGCATAGCTGATACCATTTGAGCACCACCAGCACGAATAGCCGCAACTACTTGATTCATACCGTTACGGACCGCTGCAACAATCTGATTCATGAACGCTTGCGTACTAGCAACCATTTGCATTCCGCTAGAACGTAGAGCCGCTGTCATTTGCATAGCTCCAGACGTTACCGCTTGAACCGCTGACATCATGCCTGCGCTTACTGCCATACCTAGCGACATCATCGTAGCTTGCAAGGTCATTGCTGCCGCTCCGACTGTAGCAAATACACTAGCTAACATCATCACTTGAGCACTTACCATAGCAAGCCCTGCTCCCGCCATTTGGGCTGAGCTAGCAAGCATAGCAAGTTGACTAGATACCATAGTAGCCATCATGGAAACCATGCTGAAACCAGTTTGGGCAGTCATGAGCTGAGCGCCAAACATAGTAACCGCTGACCCTGCCATCATGAGCTGTGATGTCATTTGCATCAAGCTAGTGGCAAACATCATGAATTGAGTGTTTAGCATGGTCAATGAAGTACCAATCATCATGAATTGAGTACCTACAAGCGTTAAGCTAGTACCTAACATAGTTGAGCTAGTAGCCATCATGGTCATGCTCGTAGTGACCATAGTTAACTGAGTAGCTAACGTCGTTAAGCTAGTAGTTAACATAGTCATGCTTGAGCTGATAGAAGTCATGCTAGCAGTAAGCGTCATTGAAACTGTACTGAACTGAGTTAATCCAGTCGCAGCGACCATCAAGGCTGGTGCTAGTGTCATGATTTGTGTTCTAAACGCTGTGATAGGGGCTACAATAGCCGTCAAACCAGCAAGCGATTGACTAGCTTGGTTTGAGAACGTACTAAATGCAGTCCCAGCGGTAGTTAGCAATGATTGCAAGTTTGTGAATGATGATTGGATAGTTGTAATCGTGCTTGAGAAATGGCTTAAACCTGCAACAGCACTAGACGCCGAGCTTGACACCTTGCTCATACCATCTCCGAGCTTAGTCATACCAGTACCAGCTTGAGCAAGTCCTGCTGAGTTGTTACCGATAGAACCGACACCCTTGGCAACCGCTGCAAGAGATGCAGCCATGTCTCCTAAGTTGGTGTTGGTAATCTTGACGACACCATTAGCGAGTTGATTGAATCCAGACCCTGCTTTTTGAGCTGCGGTACCGATTGAGTTGAACACATTAGCCAAGCTATTCAACACACTACTGATTGCACTACCTGCGGAAGTAATAACGCTTGAAATTCCTTCAAACGCTGACTTAATACCGTTTCCGATACCTTGAGCCGCTGTGCTGATTGATGTTCCGACTGATTGCACCACGCTAGCAATACCCTGCAAGGCTGCACTGATAGCTGAACCAGTAGCGCTAATAATGCTTGCCACACCACTAAGAGCCGTACTAATAGCCGTACCGATACCCATTGCAGCCGTAGCGATTGCCATTCCTGCCGCTGACACAACCGATGCAATACCACTAAATGCAGCACTAATCACACTACCGATTGCCGTAATGATAGGTACGATTTGAGTGATAGCTGTCACAATCGCTGAAATGATTTGGCTGATTATAGGTGCAAGAGTTTGAACGACTGTAACGATTGCAGAAATCACTTGACTAATGACTGGTGCAAGTGTTTGAACCACTGTCACAATCCCTTGAATCAAGGTCATAATAACTGGTGCCGTTGCTTGAATAGCTTGGACAATCACTTGCAAAACCATTGCAATTTGTGGACCAAATTGACCGATTACCTGGGCTACTTGAACAATGCAATTCGAGATAACCGGAGCAATTGCCACGATAGCGTTAGCGATAATCTGAGTTACTGCTGTGATAGTATTTCCGATGATTTGAACAATCGGAGTGATTGCGGTAGCTACTTGACTGATCGCAGAACCAATGGCACCAACCAACCCGCTAAATGCACTGATAATAGCTGGTAGCGTTCCTAGAATGGATGTCCAAGCGTTACCAAACGCTGTAATGAATGGTGCTGCATTTCCTAGAGCTGTTCCTACTGCTTCAACAAGTGGTGAAAGTTTGGCGAGCCCTGGTGCAGCTTCACCGACTGCCTTAATGACGATACCGAATGCCGTGCCAAAGGCTTCAACGATAGACCCTGCTGCCTTACCGATAGATTCAACCACCGTTCCAAACGCTGAACCGATAGCATTTAGGATTTGTGAAACCCCTTGGGATTGAGTTGCCAAAAGGGCGAATGATGCCACAATGATACCGATACCAGCACCGATACCAACCGCAGCAATAGCAACGGATGCACCGAATGAAAGCAATGTAGCTGGATTCAATCCTTTAAGGCCTTGTAAGACGTATTTCATCCCTTGCCCGAAACCTTTGTAAGTTTCAGCAATACCTTTGAATATGGCTGTCAAGATTCCTTTGATTGCATTACCAGACGACCTGATGACGTTTGACATCCCATTGAACAATTGAGCAATAGTTGACTTAGAACGTCTCGCACTGTTAGCAGCTTGTTCTGCCCCTTCTGCTGCATCCGCCCCAAACTTCTTGAATGGGTTAAGGCTCTTGATGAAATCAAGTCCTCTTAATGCAGCACTTACGGCAGAAATCCCAGCTTTAGCAGTCATGAAGCCTGCTACCATGGCTAAAATACCGCTAGTGATTCCGTTTAAGATTCCCGGTGGAATTGCACTGATAAACCTAGATATTGCTGAAACAACTTGAGAAATCCAGCTAACTAGCGTTCCAAGGGCTGAGCCGATGCCTGAAATGATTGACTGCATTTGTGAGCTACCCAGTACCTCACTGAAAGATGAACCGATAGCTTTAAGAGCGTTCCAAGTATCTTGCACTGCCGCTTTAAACGACTGAAACGCTCCAGTGTCAGCAAATGAGCTGATGAAACTTCTGACTGATGTCGTAGCAACATTCAAGGCTTGTGAGATACCGTTAGCAATGTCACCAAACACTGAACCAATGCCCTGCATGAGCTTGCTACCATCAATCTTGCTGAATAGTTGCTTGATTGAGTTCGAAATGTAAGTGAATGTCGCACCCAGATTTTTCAAAGCTCCCGTGTTTGTGAAGCCTTTCCAAAGCGATTGCAATCCACTGCCAATCTTGTCAGCAATTCCGTTGATGTCAACTCTTTCTAGTGCGTCGGTTAGTCCGACAACTGCCTTAATACCAATTTGATTGAGTTTCTCAAACTGTGGCATTAGCTTGTTAGCAAGAGACTCTTTCATCCCATCAATAGCTTGGTCAACGGTCTTGAACTCTGTGGCCATTTTGCTGAATGTGTCGTTGTTGCCCACTTTAGCAATGGCGTCGAAGAAGTCCTCGGTCTTAATCTTGCCGTCTTGGACAGCTTGCACCATTTCAGCGGTACTCATGCCCATTTCTTTCGCAATCGCCGCAATACCGGCAGGCGTTTGCTCTAGCATGAGTTTGAAGTCTTGCCACTGGACCTTGGGCTTAGCTGCCATTTGGGTCGCTTGTTGGCTCAAGGTCTTCATGGCTTGTTGTGGGTTCTCTGCCGCTGCTGCAAGACCACCGAAACCTTTAACAAGCTCGGTTGTATTCTTGGTTCCTACCGCCGCTAACTGAGAGTAGGTAGAAGCCATGTCGGACGCTGAATAGATGGTCTTGGTCGCAAAGTCCTGCAACTCGCCTTTAACTTGCTGAATCTGCTCGGTAGGCATGTTGATTTGTTGCATGTTGCCTTCAAAGGTCTTCCATGCTTTCGCTGAGCTATTAAGCTCACCGACCATTGACTTCATGCCGTTTCCTAGAGCACTGATACCGGTCATGATAGCACCACCGATTAAGTTAGCACCGAGGACAGATTTAAAGACTGAACCGACCTTGCCGGCTGAACCTTTCAAGCCTTCCAAAGCTCCCTTAATACGTTTAGCCCCACTTTCAGCGTCTTTTCCATCGAATAGCGCCCTGATGGTGACTGTACCATCTGCCATAGATTATCCCTCCTTTCTAAAATTCTTCTTCGTATTCTTCATCTTCCTCGATAATCTCGTTAGGGAGAGCATAATCTTTTTGAAGTCTACGCATTTCCTCTTTGTACTCTGCCGAGTCGCCCTTTTGTGGCTTCCATTTACGAATTTTGATGACTTCCATGAACTTCGTACCCTCTGGAAGTCCAGAAAGTAGAGCATTAAACTTCTTCCAGTGAAGCTTACCTTGGACATCGAATAGATCAATGCCGTAAGCCTGCAAAAATGACGCATAGATATAGTCACCGTCGTAGCGAATATCGTAAGGTGCCTGCTCTTGTTTGCCATTGCTTGCCGTGGTCTTCATAGGATTACCAGCCAAGTCATACTCAACATGATTGTCCTCAACCGTTGAAAGACTGATATGTTTTTCGAAAACCTCGTTAAACACCTCAGACATTTCCTCGACAGTGAAGTCTTCTAAAGTCTCACCGGTCAAAATACGAATGCCAAAATGTGGCTTAACAAACTCTGGAACATCTTCATCCCTCCACATTTCAAAGAGCCGTAGAATGTTATCAAAGGACAGATTAAGAGGAAACTCTTTATCATCGATTACTAACTTGTCTGTTAGTTTTCGTGATAAATCAAGCATTTAGATACTTATCGAGGGCTGCTTTTGAGTTTTGGTTTTCAAATTCTTCTGAAATACCTTTAATAGCTTCAATGAGATAGAACATAGCATTAATTGTTGACTGACCAGCAAATGCATAGACTTGATTAAAGGCTTCTTTGTCGTCAAACACTTGATTAAAACCATCTTCTACCAATGCTTTCAACGCTCCGAGAGCTTCTTCATCGCTTGTTTCTTGGAACGCTTGCCCTTTAGCTTGCAAGTCCTCA